TCCGCTACGCCGACCTCCGCTCCGCCGACCTCAGCTGCGCCGACCTCCGCTACGCCGACCTCCGCTACGCCAACCTCAGCTCCGCCGACCTCCGCTCCGCCGACCTCCGCTCCGCCGACCTCCGCTACGCCAACCTCCGCTCCGCCGACCTCAGCTCCGCCGACCTCAGCTCCGCCGACTTCCGCTACGCCAACCTCAGCTCCGCCGACTTCCGCTACGCCGAGAACGTCAACTTCAACCGCGTGGACGACCTACGAATCCTCTTAGACCAACCGGGAATGATCAGGGCCTACAAAATCGTCACCAAAGACGGCTACGGCCCGTTTAACGGCGGCATCCAATACAAAGTCGGCCAAAGCTACGAAGCCAAGGCCAACACAGGCGAGTCAAGCCAATGCGGAGCAGGAATCAGCCTCGCGACTCTGCCCTGGTGTCTCGCTGCGTTTTATCCCGGCTTTCGACTCCTGCTCTGCGAGTTCACCAAGGAAGACATTGCCTGTATTCCGTACGCAACCGATGGAAAGTTCCGGGTTCACAAGTGCAAGGTGGTCAAAGAACTGAAGCCCGAGGATTACGGAATCGACTCAGACGGGCGCGACACAGGAGACATCCTGGTCCCAGCACCTGAGGGAGCCTGAATGAGCGAGCAGTGGGTGATTTGGGTTTGCTCGAAGTGCAACGACTACGCGACGGACGGCATAGCGACCGGGATGCTTCACTCAATGCCTTGCCCGAACTCGCAGTGCGATGGGTTCCTAACCGAGCAAGACGCGGTGAAGGTACGCGCCGTAACCGAACTTGAAGCCGTAGAGCGGGAGTTCGCTGAGTGGAAAGAGGCAAAGAACCTTGAGTCCCTCCCACCTACACAGACAGGAGAGTGATGGAGCCGTATCACAAGATTGAAACGCTGTTCTTGCGGGACGAGGACTTCAACCTCACCGATCAACTTCGCAACCCGGTTTACGGAACAATCGACCCCTGGACCGTCACGGAGAAGATCGACGGCACCAACATCCGGGTAGCGCTGGCCGAGGACGATCAGGTGCGCTTCGGTGGACGTACAGACAACGCCCAGATTCACAGCGACCTTTATCGCCACCTTCAAGAGACATTCACGCAGGACAACATGCGTGCCCTGCGTCTAGACGACGAGCCAGTGCCGATCGCGCTCTACGGAGAGGGCTACGGAGCCGGGATACAGAACGGCGGCGACTACCGCGAGGATAAAGGTTTCATCCTCTTTGACGTAAAGGTGGGCGAGTGGTGGCTGCTAGATGAAGCGGTCACAGAGATTGCCGAGAAGTTGGAAATCCCCCGCGTGCCGATTCTCGGGCAGTGGACGCTCAAGGAGATTGTCGCCCAGGTTCGGGACGGCTTCAAGAGTCCTCATGCGCAAGCGGAACGCGTGGCCGAGGGCATCGTGGCGCGTCCCATCGAACCCCTCTTTGACCGCCGGGGAAAGCGCATTGTGGTGAAACTCAAGCAAGACGACTTCAGGATCAAGCCCCCGCGCAAGAGACAGGAGAGGGTGAATAGCTAGATGGATGGAGAAGGAATGAACCAAGACCGACCACCCAACTTCCGCAAGGAAGGAAAGCTCTATCTCGTGCGGTGTTTTAAGTGTGAACCCGAGCACGGAAAAGAGAACTACATGATCGCTGCGGCTACTGGAACTTGTGCCTGGTGTGGTTGGTCAGAAGGTGGGGAGTGATGTTTAGACACTTTTTGTCACGGCTACCCTGCAAACTCGGCTTGCACTACTGGACTGGCTTTGCCGGGGCCTACCGCTTTTGCGACTTTTGTGGAAAGCGTAAGGAGCTATGAACCTCGCTTCCATGTTCCGAGCGTTCAAGGGGGAGGGGCCAGACCCCGAACGTTGGCAATACTGGAGAGACAACGCACACTACTTTCAGGTTGAACTCGGGAAGGCAAATGAGCAGTGCCGCGCAGCCAACACCCAAGCTAAGAAAGCCGAGCGGGAACGGGACAAGCTACAGCGGTTCGTGGAAACGATCACAATTGAGCGGTATCAAGTCGAAGCGGAAAGACTGAACGGACGGGTTCGAGTAACCAAAGTCGAGTCCCTCCTAGAACAACTGCTGGGGGCAAAAGACGCCTACGACGAACTTCACGACCTCGCAGACTCCATCAGGAAGGAAGCTGGGCCGGGAGAGAGGCAGAGCGAGCAAGAACCAGACGAAGAAGTGTTCTGCGAGATCGACGCTGCCGAGTTCGAGGAAGCGCGGCGCGATCCCGCAGTCAAGCGTCTGCACGAATCGGCAGACGCCTATCTAGAAAAGCTGGAGAGAGAAGGACGCTCGGACTCAACTCCAGATCCATCCAAACCTGTCCAAGAATCTGGAGTTGAAGCCCCAACCCCGAGCAGACCAACTACTAGAAAGGACCCCGTGACGCTCCTAGCGTTCAAAGACGACCCAGCCATCAAGGACAAGCTGCTCGAACGGATCGGGGAACACGAACGCAGAGACGCGATCATCAAGGGCACCTATGGTGAGTTGAACGGTCATTTTCGAGGGTGCGCAGTCGGCTGTTCGCTGCACGACTGGGACACCAAGGAAGTCATCAATTCCAACATGCATGCGCTCTACCCCGAGCGCCTGGGCCTACCGGCTTGGCTGGCTTACCTTGAGGACCGAATCTTTGAGAGCCTACCCGAGAAAGAGGCCACGACTTGGCCGCGCAGGTTCGCAGAAGCGATCCCTGTTGGTGCTGATTTCTCAAAGCTGGCTGACGAGCTGTCGATCAAACGCCTTGAGCGCACACTGGAGCTGAAACCAAACTGGCCGGAGAACATCGCGGACCAGGTATCCGAGGCAATCGAGGAAGTCATCGCGGCACTTCGCGATGGCGACGAAGATCGCCGAAATTCGGCGGAGTCGGCTGCTCGGTCGGCTCGGTCGGCTGCTTGGGCAGCTGGGTCGGCTGCTCGGTCTGCTCGGTCGGCGGCGTGGTCGGCTCCTTGGACAGCTGAGTCGGCTGCTCAGACAGCTAGGTCGGCTGCTGAGTCGGCGGCGTGGTCGGCGGAGTTGGCTGCGCTACTGGATGCTCTTAAAGCCCTCCCGGTACCTGCGTGATCCTTGCGCCCGACAATCTTGCGAGTCCCGACTGCGGATGTAAACGGTGCAGTTCCTATCGCGAAGCAACCGCCCTCGCATCCACCTTGGCTACAAAACACGGCCTTGAGCCGTCCCAGGGGGAGTTGCGAGTCAAACTGCTACGAGCCGAGGATGCCCTACGCCGCTGCTGCGAACTCTCAGGAGCAGACCTCTCGGGTGGGTTCCCAACAGAACCTTCCCTGCCGGACTTCGCGGCGGAGTGCGTCGCAGAGCTTCGCAAGGATCTCGATGCCAAGGAACTCACTTGGGAGTCGATGGAACGGTGACCCCCAAAGGCGAGATACAGCGGTACTGGAAATGCAGCTGCGGTCAAATGATGCCGTGGCGGGAAGGCGATACCGAGTCTTCGATACCGATGCACAACGGGTCTGACGGTCCGCATGGATTCCCCGAGAACACCCAAGCCAAGGGGGCTCAGAGTAGGTAATGGGCTACTTGGTTAAAGGGGGTTTTCTTTCTTTTTTCTCCTTCGCCCTGTTGGGCTTGGAGGCGCTATGAGAGATGTAATTCCTTTCAGGAAGCGCAACCCCGAGAGGCTTCTGAGAAAGAAGTCCCTAGCTGAAGCCTTGGATGTCTCTGTTTCGTGGATCGAACAGAGGATGCCCCACATCCCTCACGAAAAACTAGGCCCGCACCCCCAATCACCACTTCGGTTTGAACTCTCGAAGGTGAGAAGATGGATCGCTGACGGCCAATCCGGCTATGAAGGAAAGTCGCATGGGCGACGTAATTAGTCTCGCAACACTTCGCCCCGAGCCTTGGCTGACTAAACGTCAGTTGGCCGAACACCTTGGGGTGTCTGAATCGTGGATCAGCCGTCGCATGGCATCCATCCCCCATCAACGTCTAGGCAAATCCCCGCAGGCCCGACTACGGTTTAAGGCGTCTGAGGTTGACCACTGGCTAAAGGAGGCCCCGAGTGGGAATCGAGCGAGTTAAGAACGGCTATCGCGCCCGCAAGTACGTTGACGGAAAACAGGTCACGATCCGCAACCCCGACCGTCCCGATGGGAAGTTCGACACCAAAAAGCAAGCGCGCATGGCAATCATGCTCCACGAACCCCCGCCCGAGGCTAAGGCCAATCTAGAAGGCCTAGCGAAGCAATGGCTAGAGAAGCACCCCCGACCCTCTCCGGTAACGAACAGCGGCAACACTCACCGACTCAAGGTCTTCACAGACTCCTTCGGGCATCTCTACCCACATGAGCTATCGCCCGACCTTCTAAGGGCCTGGGTATCGAAACACACTTCTGCCGCCCGAACGGTAAAGCTGATGCTCAAGGAGATGGATCACCCCGAGCTATTTCACAAAATCAAGATCAAGCGCAGTCACGGCTTAGCCAAGATCGTTCCCTTCAACGAACCCGACCCCGACAAGCGGATCGAGGTAGTGCAGAGGCTGGCAGAAATCGGGGGGAACGAAATCTTCCCCGAGTTCGGCTACATGATCGAGTTCGCCGCTTACACCGGCTTGCGCCCACAGGAGCAACTTGTTCTGATGTTTGAAGATGTGAACGTGCCACGCAGCGAGCTATATGTGCGACGGCGACTAGAGCGTACCGGGAAAATCCTTGAAGGCGGCAAGGGAGGGAAGCCGAGAACCATTGCCTTGCTCCCCGAGGCAGAAGAAGCTATCCGCTCAACCGCCCCTTTCGACACATCTCCCTATGTTTGGAACTCTCAGCGGGGGATGCTGAATTTTGAAACCCATTGGCGCTACTGGAAGATCGTCCGCACCAAGGCAGGGCTTCCTGAAGGCAAAGCGGGTCGTTGGTACATGCTCCGCCACTTCTTCGCCACCTACCTCTTGGAGCTTGGGGCGCGGCCGTGGGACATCGGATTGCAGATGGGCCATGAGGACGGCTCCTTGGTCGAGAAGCTGTACGGCCACCCTTCGACTGACCGAGCAAGTGCCCGAATCATGCAATTAGCGGACCAACGCACCGGCAACAATGTGGTCCATTTGCGGTAGTTCCTACCCAAGGAATCACCCAAGCCTTTAGCCTTTCGCCTGCATATGGACACCTTTTGACCATGATCCAGGTAGGAAACGGTGGCCTCTTGATCGTTGGCGTCAGAGCGGTCACAGAGCCCGTTGGGGCTAGTCAGAGCCATTACAGCGCAAGGCGCTAGTTGCAGGGGAAACATTCTCCGCCAAAATCGGACTACCCAAACGCCTACCCCAGATTCACCCCAAACGTAGTTTGCCCCCAAACACAAAAGGCCCCGCGCGAAGGCGGGGCCTTGATGTGAGGAGAGGGCTTAGAGGAGCCGGTTCGCTAGCCACACTACGAGGATGACTAACAGGATGATGACCAAAACACGTTCAATGCTCAAATGAGTTCCTCCAATGGGTAGAACAGGGATACCAGGGCGGTTAATCCACCGATGATTACGGCAGAAGCCTCCTGGGTGAGTTCAACGCCAGCCAGCCCCAAAAAGACAACAAGCATTGAGGCAATCGCTGCGGTAGTTCCTGCTGGACGGGTTTTCATGCTTCTCACTTTCCGTTCGCCGAGAAATGGACCAAATCTACGGGGAGGTTGTTCTTGATCCGTAGTTCCAGGCGGGCGCATTCCCGTTTCAGGGTCGTGTAGTCGGTCACATCCACGGCCCCGGCGGGGTAGTAGATACCTGAGTGATTAGAAGCCCGACCGGCACACTTGCCAGGACACGCAGCCCTGCCACACATGTCGTAACAGAGCTTTTCCGAATAGACCGGATCACGCCAACCTGATACGACGTAGCCCTTCCACCTGCCTGCCTTACGAGCCTTCTGAAGCTCGTCTGCGATCCATGAAGGCACTTTCTTACCGTCGAACCAAACAAGACCCTTAGGCCCTGAGAGAACCTTGCGGCGGTGGCGTATCTTCTTCAGCAGGGCACTGGCTTCAGTGCGGTTTCGCCGCAGCACCTTCAGGGCAGAGTTAGCCTTGGCTTTCTTGCCTGACTTCAGCGCAGCTTCACGCCTGCCCCTTGCCCTATCGGCACGACGCAGCTTCAGCCTTCTGACTGAGCGCCATCGTCTTATCTGTGGGTCTTTGGACTTAGCCATTCATTCCTTCCTTTACGCGCAGTCCCAATGACCGGCTCCCGAACCGCCACTCCACAATCGAGCCGCGATGATGTCCTGTTCGTGTTTGCTTGCGAGGTATGCCTGCGGCGCGTACCTGCCTCCACCCGTTGATAGCCAGGTCGAAGTGATGAACTGGTAGTAGCCGCTAGCCGTGGCGTAGTTTGGTCGGGCATTCGTAAGCGAGGATTCGCACGACACGATGTAACAGGGGATTGCGTACCTGTCTCCACCACATTGATACGGAGTCACCTTCTCTGCCGCGATACGTTCGTTGCGTTCTTGCCGAACACGCTTTAGAGAACGACGTAAGGGTTTCCGTTCCCATTCATTCGCGCACCCGATCAGATACTTGATGCGGTCCCTTGCCTTCTTTGTGACTTCTGGTCTGGCGTAAACGGTCCTTATGTAGTCCCGAGTTACGCCTTGATTGACTTCACATATAGGTTCCGGCGTTGGTGCCGGGGCGCTCATTGAGAGCGCGACTATGGGTCCGATCAATAACCGGATAGTGGCCTTTCGTCGTTTTCAGGGCACACCAAACCCGCCATCCGTGGCGGGTCCTTGGCTTAGGTGCCTTCGCGCTATCTAGCCCTTACGGACTAGCCGTTGGCACGGAAACTCTGGGTCAGTCGATCAGCGTCAGCACAAAGGCCGTCACTGTGACCACAAACAAAGCAGCAGCCATCCACTTCTGCGTCGTTGTCCAGTTCGTCGCTGTGCGGCTGGTGATGTAGGTATGAATGATTTCGTGGACTGCTCGGCGCTGGGCATCGGAGAAAGAACCGGACTCCCATGCTTGGATGCGACCGTTGGTCTTGGCGACCTCATTTTTGACTGAACCTAGCTCTGAGACAGCGACCTTCTCAGCCAACCCGCGATAGATCACACGCTCTATGTCCAGCTTGAACTCGGCCAGGTCGGCGCGCAGCTCGTGTCTGGTTAGCGGCTCATTTGCCACGGTAGACCCACTGCATGATGAGGACTCCCAACACGAGCGAGTGCGTGAAGAACAGGAGGATGATCGGAACTTGGTCGGCTGCAAGGAAGCCACGGTCACGAATTACCCCATCTGCGTAGTGGGCAACCACGATGGCTTTGATAGAAGCAGCAGCAGCAATCGCCAAGACGCTCTGCTGCGGAGCAAGCAACATCAGCGACACCCCACCGATTGGGCGTGAGAGTGCCAGCAAACTCGCCAAGATCACCCCGATCAGCGTGATAGCAGCAGCGGTTTGGGTGCCGCAGAGTGAGACGAGGTATGAGGTCGGCGTAGCATCGCCGGCGTTGTAGGAGGGCACCAACAACAAGGCCGCCCAAAGCACAAACAGCGACATGACAACCAAGATGATGAGATTCGGGGCAAGCACTTCTTCCACGACTAGCTTCAGCCGGGGCATTGGCATCGAGAACCTGACCTGACTCATTACTTCAATCCACCGGGTTTACTTATATGAACATGCCCGTAATGCCCCGAGACTTGCCAGAGAACATCAAATCCACGCTTACGAGCACGCTGGGCAATCTTGTCACCTTGGGCTTTGTCTGAAACAGGAACGTCGATAGCTCGACGTTTGTAATGCTCAGAGCCTTGAACATGAACGGGATCAACCTTGTCAAAAGCTGGATGCTCTCGAACGCTGGCCCCTTGCTTTTGTAGTTGCCTGCCGAATTGAACTAGTCCACCCTTGCGGGGATCGCGTAATCTGCCATCGCTCGTTGGACCCTTGGCCTTGCCTCTGGTACGAGTGGTCACGGTTCGGTCAGGGGTGTCCTGGGCGTCTTTGAGTCCTGCGCCTAGGGTAAGCAGGGCGCTGGGGTCATTACGACGGGAGAGATAATCCATAAGCAGGGACTTGCGGGCATCTGAGTTGTCTAGGCCGGGGATGGTGCGAGTGCTCTTACGGCTAGAGCCGCCAGATGAACCACCACCGTATTGACGAAGCAGCTTGCCCGCCGTTCGTTGAATGTCTCGCTGTCCATACTTGTCGGGGAAGGCAGAGCGTTCTACGTCTTGGGCAAGTTGGCCTGAAGATTGGCCCTTGTCTGCACTCTTGGCGTTCTTGTAGAACCACTTGGCTGACTTGCGAACCGAACCACCGATGGGTCCGTGGATACCGGAGCGGATTTGAAAAACGCCTACTGAATCTCTGTCTCCACCGGGGGTGTTGGTGAGGTTGGATTCAACCTGGCCTGCGGCTAGTGCAGCCTTGATCTGCTTGCGCGTTGCGCCTTGGCGTTTGCCGATCTGGATTATTTGTTGTGCTATGCGCCGCTGGTTTGCGCTAAGGGCCACTACTTTATCTTCTTCTCCATGAGCCGTTGAAGGGTTCCGGCCTTAGCCGCCCGTTGCATGATTGCCATTCGCTCCATTGCCTTCACTCCGTCCCGATATGCACGTTGGGCTTGACCCCTGGTGAGTTGCTTCTTGTTGACCTTGCCTATCAACTCATCGGGAATGATCTGTCCATCCTGAACGTCGATGTTGCCGAGAAAGTCCTTCTTCACCTTGGCCTCTTGGTATTCGCGTAGGGCCCGCTGCTTCCAAAGCGGAAGCGTTACAAGGGGTGGAGCCAGCCCTTTCCTTAACCGCTCGCCGCTTGTAGGCAAGACAGCTTTGTAAAAGGCCGACGATGGGAACTTCTCATCAAAGTTGGGTGCCTTGGTGAAGGGAAGGTTCAACTCCCCGCCGGGTCCAATCCCGCGTCCTGTCCGTCCGGTTAGCTGCTCTGCGAGCCTTACGCCAGAAGACAGCCCAAGTGTCGAGCCTAGAATCGCCTTAACGGTCTGCCGACTCGTTAGCCCCTCTACCGTTCCTGCCTTTTGCAAAATCTTCCCTGACGAAGTTACGGTCGCGCCAGGGGGAACGATTGGCCTGCCTGATTGCGGGTCTAACCCAAGGGCGGGAAGCCCAACTGTAGAGAGGATGGGTTGGGCCAACTTCAGCGCAGAACTGGGACGAGCCTTTGCCGATAGGCCAAGCTCAAGAGCGGGGTTCCCGCCGGGAACGATCCTTGAAATGTCAGCGGGACGCGGAGGCTTGTTAGCCCCCTTGGTGTAGACGAGAGCCTGCATCAACTGGGCCAAGTAATCAGGATCGCCACCAAGGAGTTCCTCTAACCGCTTGGTGTTCTGAATCCCAATCGCATAAACAACGGGAGCAACAATCGGATGCTGGCGCGGGAAAGCAGAGAAGATAAAGTGGGTGGTGTAGCGAACCATTGCGTAGAAAAGCCCCCCGGTAGCAAAGGCACGTTCCCCGCCCAGCTTCCCGCTACGAGTGACAGAGGACCAATCGCCCATCATGTCCGTCGTGTTATCGGAGACTTCCTTTAAAACCTTGGGGTGGTGCTTCTCTAGCCATTCGTACTTCTTGGCACGGGGGATGTTCTTGGAGAGCCCTGCGGCCTTGCGTACCGAATCCGCAGCCTTGACTGCTGTGCCGAACTGGACGATCCGCCGAAACTGTCGGCCCTTAGCACGGTCAATCTTGATAGCCCCTGTAAACAACTCTGTTACTGGCCGGTACCAATGCGAGCGGAGAAATCCCTTCTGTAGCTTCTCGCCTTCCTTCACGAAGTCAGTTGTGCTTTGGCGGCGCTTGCCCCAGTCGTCTAACTGTCCAAGCGCAGCAGCTTGTCCGCCGTCAGCATCGAGCTTGGCTTTCTGCTCGTCAGTCATCTTCCAAATGTCTTTGACCAGCCCCGGCCAGCGATGAACTGCTACCTGCACAGCAGCCGTTCCGCCTTCAATGATGATCCCGGCGGGAATCCAGAAAGGGCTGTGTGCCAAAAGAGCCGCTGACTGGGTACGTCCCGACGTTCTGGCGATCTTCCCTAGGACTTCTGAGCCTCTGATTGTTTGAGATACCCATTCATCTGCAAGTGTGCGAGGGATGGCCTGTAGCGTGGTCCCCTTGCCCCAAGTGGCTTCTGCTGTGTCTAGCCAGGCATTGAGGTTTGCCCCCGGTTCGGCCAGTTTGCCAGCCAGTTCACCTGGACGTTGTAGGGCTTCTTCGCGCAGACGCTTCGACTCAGGCATGAACGTCCAGTTCTTAGAATCAAAAACGCCAGCATCGAGAGCGGCCCTAGCCTGTTGGGGGGTGAGCGATCCGCGGTTTTGGTTGGGCCGGAACTTGGTCCCCGCGTCCCCGATTGCTTCCACTTCGGCTTTGGTCAGAACATGGCGTTCCTGAGAAAGCGCGTCGGTGAGCTTGAGAAGCGTGTTGCGGTGGCGCGGGGCAACTATGTCGGCGTGCTCAGCGGTCGTTATGTCTATTGCGCGGGTTCCCTTTTCCTGGGTCTTGCCGGTGCGCTTACGAAGTCGTGTGCCGACTGACTGGAATCCCCTGCCGCTTGGAGCCATATCCCGTAGTTCTGCTTGCTCTAGGGCGGTGAGCGGGGTCTGCTTGGAGTAGGAGGGGTCGTCCCGGCCTTCGGTTTTACGGATGGCGGCTGCCTGCTCTAAAAAGGCGTCTTGCGCTTGGGGCGACACCGGCTTTTGGGCTTCTTCTGCCTTAGCAAGCGCCCTGCGTAAACGGTCAGCTTCAGCGGGAGGAACCCCCAATCGCCGTCCCTGCTGAACCCGTGCTGCCTTCGCGGCAACGTAAGTTTCGCCTACTTCCTTGCCAGCTATCTTGACCTGTTTCTGCTTGGATTGGAGAGGAGTCTTGAATCCCTTCTCTTGCATGTGAGGGGCTTCACGCCGAACTTGTTGCGCCCTCTCGTCCATCAAACGGGGATCAAGCCGCCCGACCTGGCCTGCGTATTCAGTCCGTCCCGCGTCGATCCCCGAAGTCTTTAAGTAGCTGGGGTCTTTTTCAATGCGCTCAAGTAGCCATGAAGCTGTGTGGGGGTCTGTGCCCGGTGTTTTCTCCCCACGACTTGCAATCTGCTCAAGGTCCTTCTTTGCTTGGGCGACGTTCTTGGTAGCGACCCTGGCATCTGTCAAAAAGATTGCTGCGCGTTTGTGCTGATCGTCTAGCTTTGAGTAGGTGGATTTCTTGTGAAGCCGCTTCTGAGCGCGAGCTATCTTGGATTGACCCTCATTGCTTGCGTGGGTGACGTTGCGAGTCATGCGAAGCCTCTGACGCCTGCGCCCGATTGGACCCTTGGCGATCTTCTTAGAGGCTGGAACTTCTACAACCTCAACGGGCTTGCCCTTAGCGTCTACAGCTTTCTTCAGTTCTGTCTTCGGTTTGCGAGAGCGCCTAGCAGCGAGAGGAAGCGCAGCGATAACAGCAGGCCCAAGCCCGTATTCTTCCGCGAGCTTCTTCTGCTTTTTCGGGTCAGACGACAGATAGCCAGCGAACTCTTTGTTGGAAGCAACCAGTTCTTCAAAAGCGCGTTTAGCCGACTCGCCCTTTGTGAAGGGAGCGGCACCAAGGTTTAGCGCCAAAGACACCGCCCCTGTGGCCGCGCCGGGGACGAACGCACCGGACCTACGGATATAGCGCCCTGGATGATTCACGGCTTCTGAAGCCTGGGCTTTGGCAAGCTCTAGGGGAGCGTCGGGAACGGTCCCAGAAGCAGCAATGACGGGGGAGGCACCAGCGTAGCCCAGCCCCGTTGCTTTGATCGGATGGCGAAGCGCCCTCTTGGCTATCCGCCCAGTGGTTTTGAGCGGAGTCTTGGCGGCGCGTTTAGCAGTTGCAGGAGAAGCCTTGATACGTCCTGGCGCGGCTTTCGCTTGAGCGACCTTACGCTTGGGATAAGTCTTGACGCGCCTCGCCTTGCGGGCGGGGTAGGACTTGACGCGCCTCGCCTTGCGGGCGGGGTAGGACTTGACGCTTACCACTGTTTTCTTGCCCGCTGCTTTGGCGACTGCCTTGGTTCCACCTGCGGCTACGACAGCCTTGGCTGCCTTTACTCCCTTGGGTATTAAGGCGAGCTTCGTTACGGGAACCGCGATGGAAGCAACGTTAAGCACAGTCTCAAGAAACTTCTGACCCTTTGAGCCATGCCCGAGCGGGGTGGTGTAAGGCTTCAAGGCCTTGATATCTTCCATCACAGGATCGGTCATAAGTTTTATTTGTTCGTCGGTGAGGGTTTTCTCTGTTTTCTTTGTTTTCTCTAGCTCTAGAGCTTTCGTTGCCGAGATTTGACCGGCTTGGGGAAACTTGGGTGGGCGGACGCTTTTGCGAACATCTGCTGAGAGCTTTCGCGCATAGCGTTGTTCGGCGGGGCGTGTGTCGGAAAAGACTTGGCCCTTCTTCAAGTCAACATCGAGCTTGGTCGTTCTCGGTGTCTTGTAGCCGGGGAAGTACCTTCGGGGATGCCTTACAAGCTCACGCTGCGGAACTTGTCTTACTACCTCCCGCACATACTCTCGTGCTTCGCTGCGCTTGAGAGGGGTGCTTCGCTCTATCCCCGCTACCGCTCGACCGAAGGTATGCACCTTCTCGGATTCAAACTTCCTAACCCTTGGGGTGGTGGCTATGTTGCGTATGGCCAGCCCAACTCGGCTTCCGGCCTCACGGCTTGCTTCACGCTTGAGATAGCGTTTGTCCCATCGCGCTTCCTCCCGTCGCGCTTCCTTCTCTGCCTTGGGATAGCGTTTGTCCCATCGCGCTTCCTCCCGTCGCGCTTCCTTCTCTGCCTTGAGATTGCGTTTGTCCCATCGCGCTTCCTTCCGTCGCGCTTTCTGCCTGCTGTTTTCTTCGCTCTCCGAGCGCCAGGGGCCGATTGGTGATGTTTCCTTGCGTTTGGGAGCGCGTTGGGGATAGCCGCTTTTTGGCCTGCTCCCTACGGGTCGCTTAGGAGGGTCTGTGATCGGCACTTAGCGCAATCCCTTTTGCTTTAGGAAGGCAATATCACCAGGGTTGAGTTTCTTCCCTGCCTTGCGCTTCCCGTAAACGTGCCGAGCGGCGGCGAACCAGCGCGGGTTGTTCTTGATGTAAGAAGGAATGTCGCGTCGCGTGCCTTCGAGCAAGAGGCCCACCTTCTTTTTTGTGGGGATTTTCTTTAGCTTCGGGTTGTCCTTGACGAACTGGAGGACGTTTTGCCATAGGTTTTGATTCGACTGCTTTTGAGATTGGGTCGGCCCCTTACTGCCGCCAGAAGGCTTATTAGCCCGCTGCGTATTCGCATTGGCGTTTTGCTGCTGAATACCCGAAGTAACGTCAAACTGGCTGGCGTCTAGGGAGAGCTTGTTCTTCTGTAGCCACTGGTCGAAAGCCTTGGACTGCTTATCGAGACTCAGCTTCTCTGAGTCCAAACTGAAGGCTGCGGCTTCTGCTTGGCGCTTGGATAGGTCGTCACGAAGTTGACGGGTGAAGTCTGTCCTGAACGCTCCCTTTTCCCTGGCTTGGTCTAGAAGCTGTTGGGCTATCTTGCGTTCCCTGCGCTGTTGGGTTTGCTTGGCTTCTATTCCACCTTTGGCTGCTGAGGTCTGAAAGGTGGTCATGTGCTGGGACTGATTTCTGGCGAGGGTGTCTAAGAAGTTGGTTCCCTGTTCGGCTGAAGACCTACGCGCAGCGGAAGCTTGGTTTTCCTGTTGGGCAAGTTGGGGGTTGACCGCTGCCCCGCGCTTGGCTGCGTCTGCTTCGGCTGCCTGTTGGGTCTGCTCGCTTCCCTGTTGGGATTGTGCCTGGGCGCTGGAAGCACGTTGTTGGGCCTGCTGGACTAGCTGGGCGTCCCTGGCGGCTGAGTCCTGCTTGGCCTGGTTTACCTTGTTGAGGTAGTCGTTGTACCAAGAGCCTGCGTCTGCGGTCCTCTGGGCTTCTGCGCGCTGTTGGCTTTGTAGTTCCCGTGTCTGTGGGCCGAATCTAAGTTCTTCTGCGGCTTTGATCTGGGGGGTGAAGGGGTCGGAAGCCCTTTTCCCTTTGCCCTCGCTTCCACCCTTCTTGGGGTTGTACTTCTTGCGGAAGCGCTCACGCGATGAGTCCGTCTTACGAGCGTGTAGGAGCTTGCTGTATTTCTTGGGGTCCAGTGTGGTCGCCATTATTTCCCGTACTTGTTTATGTAGCGTTGCTTGGAAGTGGGCGTTGTGCGTTTCGTTAGTGTCTTGCGTTGAGCCGGCGTGAGGTTCGTTCGAGAACCCTGAGTGGGGTTCGTTCGAGAACCCTGAGTGGGGTTCCCAGGTGAAGGGATGCCGGGGCTGGCTGAATAACCAGGGTCTACGGGTTCATTCGCCTGCGCACGCCCGAGTGCGCCCTGACCAGCCCCTAGAACAGATAGGTCACGTTGAGAACCGGCTTGCTGTTCCTGATAACCGAGCCCAGCCATGAGTTGTTCAAACTTCTTTCGCCCAGAGTCAACACCTTGGTCATAGCCAAAACGATTCTGATTTTGGGAGTTCTGAAGGGAGCCGGAATACAGTTGGCCCCTTGCGGCGAATGAGTTCGTTGAACGGGCTTGGTCTTGCTTGTAGCTGCGTTCCAGCATGTTCGCCTGCGAATAAGGACTGGCAACTGCCGTTACCTGATCCGTGCTATATCCTGATTCGTTTGCAGCATCCTGACGTTGCCTTTGAATGTTGGCCATCGTGTCGGCGTAGCTCTTTTGCTGAATCCCGACTTCTTGCCCGTAGGCCGCGTCTTCGGGGAAGCCCGAAGAGCCAAGAGGAACCCCGCCTACGTTCGGTGGGGCCACGGGGGGAGGAGCCGCGCCTGCCCCGGTACTCGTTGACTTCTTTCCTACGTTCGGCCCCGCATAGAGCTTGCCCTTGTACGAGGTATAGCCCTTATAAGGATTCTTGGGGTCAACGGGGCTTTGAAGTCCATGCCAGGGATTGCTGGCAGGCGGTATCGGAATGCCACCCTTGAGCTTCTTCGGTTTGTTGATCGAAGCCTTTTTACGAGCCAAGAGCTTGCTCTGCTTTCTGCTGCGCTTGGGCAGCGATGACTTTCTCCTGTGGCGTACGGAAAGTAAAGGCAGCCAAGACCCCAGCGATTAAGCGCAACTCAAGCTCTGAGAACTCGATAACGAAACTGTCGGTCTTTTCTTGTGAAGCCTGCCTACTTGGCTTCTTAGCTGGCATCCGTCCGTCTCTCCATCAAAGGGTTCCAATCAGTTGGTCGAGTTCAGCAATGTAGGCTTCGGTTCCGGCAAGCGCGGCGGCGTGTTGTGCGGGCAGCCCGTCTAGTGTGGCTTGCTGCTCATCGCGCAACACAATCATGCACGCGCGCAGGGCTGCGGTCTGTTGCGTCTTAGTCTTCTTGACCAGCTCGGCCAATGCCGGATTGTCGAGCGTGTCGAAAGAGACTAAGAACAACTGGATAGCTTGGTCTGTGGTCATAGGTTCACCCAGGCTCCTGCTTCGCGTGCTTCGACTACAGCGGTAGTGGTATTCATGATCACCATGCCATCTACGGCAGTCATGGCGTCACGCTGGGCGGTGGTCATGCGCGGCAGTAGAAACGCCTTGGTGGTTGATTGAACCTCTAGCCCTACACTCGCATTGGTTGGCGCTGCGTTGGCTCCAAAGACTCCTGGTCCGCCGTGGCGCATTGCTACAGCAGCTCCGGCAGAGCGCAACGATAGGTTGGTAGTTGCGCCCGTTAAGTCAGCAATATCTACGGCGACCTGATTAGTGACGGTGTTGGTTCCAGCCCCCGCCTTTGCAACATCTACGACCCATAGTGCCCGCAGATCGGTAATCGTTGTGACCGACGGGCTGCCGCCACCTGTTACAGAGTCCATGCGCGGCGCGAACCTGAACCCGGTAAATCGCGACCAACCGGCCGAGCCTGCTGCGCCGGTGCTTGAGACCTGGGAGTTCTCGTCAAAGCCGATATGGACGTTCGTAGAACCTGCGGCAATCGTTGAAGCTCCAGCGATTACCTGCTGCGAGAGAATCGTCCACGAGTTCACTACAGCACCGGCACCAGCCATCGACAAAGTCGGCTGAGCTACGAACAGTTGGAACAGGTTGGTGAAAAGCGGATTGATGTTGTAGGTGAAGGTTCCTCGACCTGTCACCGCGGAGAGCTGGGAGAGTAATTGCGACCCGGCATTTGAGAAGGTCGGGTTGAAGTCGAGGCCTTTTATTGTCGAGCCACCTCCGCTTCCAGAGTCCGCAAAGGTCGGATTGAACGTCAATGCCGAGGTGATCCCAGGGTTGTCGGGGATCGAGGGCCACAGGCTGACTGCATCATCAAGAACGATCGAACCCTTGGTCGCGTGGGCTGTTGACTTAATCGTCGCGTTCTCACCAGGAGCCGTGCCACCGACCCAAGTCTGACTACCTGCACGTCCCGCTAACAGGGTGTATTGCGTGTGATCGTCGGCCGAGAGGTTCTGCATCGACGCATGCGAGCGCGTCGTTACCTGCGTGATGTTGTCGAGTGTCAGGTCATTCGGGATATTGGCGTTGGTAAGAAGTGCCGTAACCGAGCTTGAGAAGTTAGACATATCCGTGGAGGCAAGAGCCGTCCATGCCGGAATTGTTGCGCCCTGCTTTAGGAACGTGCCCGATGTGCCCTTCGGAAGTCTTTGCCAGTTCGGGCCTGCGTCGGTGTAGAGAATGTCGCCTGCGACGTTCGACAGAGCAGCCATCTCATCGAGGTCTACATCCCAAGCTTGGACGTTCGTTCCGATAACCGCCCCAAGCGTGGCCCTCGCCGTAGTCGCGTCGGCGTCGTCAACCAGAGTCGCGCCGAAGGCAGAGATTGTGGTACTCGCGGAAACTGCAAACGTGGCTAGATCGGCGTCGAGGCCGAGCGTGGCAATACCCGCCGCAGCATTTGCATCGTCAATGAGCGAAGCACCAAACGCCGTGATTGTGGTTGAGCCCGGCAACGACAGCGTGGCGATGTCAGCGTCGAGGCCGAGCGTGGCGATAGCCGCTGCCGCGTTGGCATCGTCAATGAGCGAACGGCCGAAGGTGGTCAGGGTCGTTGTTGTAGCGGTGCCCAATCCAGTGAAATAAGGGAGGGCGTCGGCGGCGCTTATTGTAGAAGCGAGTGCTGTGAGTTCGGCGTCGAGTGGCTGGGCATAGGCTGCGATTAGCGTATTACTGGTGCTAGCGAAGTCTGAGATGGTCGCTGCTAGTTGATTGCCGGTGTGGTTGGCGCGTTGGATCGCTGCTGCGTAGGCTGCGTCTAGCTCGGCTTGAGTCGCCATATCGGCAGCGAAGCCGGGATTGGGGTAGGTACCGCTTAGAACGCCTCCTGCTACACCTGAGGGAGGGAGGCTAGAAGCTGGCGCGCGTTCAACCTTGGTTCCCATCTAGATACAGTCTGCGTCGAAAGTAACGCCCTCGCCGCTTATTGCGGAGTCAAGCCATATCTCCCCGAGGTAGTTGATGCCCTTGGTGTAGGTGTCGCCTGCGTTTAGGGGAACGCCCGTCCTAGTGGATGCTGTGGCGTCAACGTTCGCATCGCCCACAACCACGACACCTGCGTTGTCAAGTTCGGCGCAAATCGTCACTTCGACGGTAGAAGTTGGGTTGGTGGAAAGTTGCTCAGAGGTTCCGGCAAGCGCGACTACCTTTCTGCCTGAAAGTGAATTACCGGGTATGCGATCAGCCACGAATATCTGTCCTTAATTCTTCGGTGCGGGCTTCAAGTTCTTTTTGGGTTTCGGTGTTGTTGGTCTGAATGGCTTGTAGGTAAGCAACGGTTTGTTCCAGCAGGGCCTTGTTGTGTTCATGGTGTTCGGTTTCCAGCTTGAGCATGGCGTTCTCTGCGACAAGTTCTTCATAGAAGCGGCGCTTGACCTTGATCCGTTTGGCGGGCTTGTGATTTTGAGTGGAGCGCGTTATCAACCTTGAACCCTTACCGGAATAGCCGAGATGAAAAGCTGGGAAAACGCAACGTCAAGCCCCGCCCAACCGGAGTAACGAGCAGCGACAACGTGTCCTGCCGTTATCCCGGTACGACGTATTGGGGTGCTGCCAGCCGACCCCTGGCCGGAAGCGGTCATTCTCCAAAAGGCTTGATTGGTGAGGGTGCCGTTGACATGGAGGCCGATGCGCCCATCGTTGGTGCCAGCTTCGACGCTCAGGACTGATTGCGCTCCGAACTCAATGTCGTAATCGCCCGCCAGGGGAAGCGTGACCGAGGGTGCGCCTGTGGTGTCGTAAGTGCTGGCCGTTGTCCCGGTGCGCGTGTTGGGGTCTTGTGTATAAAGCGCCACCCCTCCAAGGAAGTACCAGTAGGAATCCGAATAGAACTTCAGGTGCCAGAAGCCTTGAGAGTGGGCGTAATAGACCTCTGTACCGACCGAAGGAGAACTGGCAAGCGTGGTAACGAAGTCCGGTGGCCTGATTCTGGCTGCCAGAGCGTCGAAATTCCTCTGAATTCCAGGTTCGCGTACAAGTGGGTCCGGCAAAGTAGACAAAAGGGTGCCTTCGGGTAGGGTGGGGGGTATGAAGAAGGGTCTGCTTCTCAGTTTGTTGTGTCTCGCGGTGTTGCCGAGTGGGGCGGAGGCGGTTACGTTGGTTACGCCTGATGGTCGGGTTGCCGAGCCGTATCAAACTTGGGCCAATGCATCAAAGGTTCCTACCACCAAAGACATCATCATCGTCATTGCGGCTCCCTGCCCATCTCCTGCATTCACATCCGCGCAAGGCTGCACGTTTAACGACCTTTCAGCGATCTACATCCACCCAACAGCGACAACACCGCGACAAACATTCCTACATGAACTAGGGCATGTAGGAATCGCGCGTTGGTTCAGGTATGCCCACTATCGCGCCTTCGGGCATATCTTTCGCTGGAAAACCTTTGACCATGAACTCGCAGCCGAGGCCTATTCCCTTTGCGCCGTAAAGCGACGTTTAAGGACCGCCGTAGGGGGAAGCTACAACGCCACGCCACGACAACACAAGCGCGCCTGCGATGTCTTTAGACACTCCGCGTCTGCAACTGGGCTGTAAGCAGAGCAGCACTAGCAGTCGTCATTGTGGCACTAGTTACGAGACCAAGCGCATACTGACCATCGGACGGAATCGTGAAGTCGCCAGAGTTGGCCGAAGTCGTAGAAGTCGCCGCAGGCGAAGCTATGGCTACCGTTGAGCCTGAAACGACAGTTCCTAATGTAACTGTGAACGTGTCGGTCCCGCCTGCGAAGGTCACTGGATATAGACCAAACGTAAAGGTAATCGTCGGGGACGCATTATTCGTATTGACTTGCGCCCGCAAACGCAGCTTTTGTATCAATGATGTTGCCGTTGCGTCGGCATCGTCAAAATAAATCATGGGAACGAATGCCCGGAATCTGGTACCAGCGATAATGTCATTGCCACTCTCGTATATCTGTTCGAGGTCCACATCAGTCGGGGATAAAATCTTTGTAGCGGCTGTCTCGCCAGCCGTAATCCCAGCCGTTGTTGTTAAAAGAGTTTTATACTGCCCCGCCAAGTCATTCACAGTCGTAACAAGATTGGCCTGCGAAGCATTAAGTGCCGTATGGGTGATGAGTTCGCCGTTGACCCATGTTTTGCCTTGCACGATCTGGCTCATGCGTCCACCGAGAGCGCAGGCCCACGCATTCCCTTCAACTCGTAATCTGCTCTTTGTATTGTGAACCCTTGGTTTAGGGTGGAATTAGAAGCCATGAGAGAGAAAACCTTTCCTTTGCCAGCTACGCGGTGAAGTTTTGTCTTGTAAGAGGGAATGGGGCCGACTACTGCGGTTCCGACGATTGCCGTCCCTGTAAGCGGTTGAGTGACTGAGAAGTCGAGAAGCGTCGGGGTGTTGGCGGAGGTTTGGAAGTCGTCAGCTACGCCTACGGAAACCTTGCCTTCGCCTGAAACCCTTGTCTGGCGAATGTACTTCTCGTTTGGAGTTCCGAGGTCAGCCCAACCGGACTGCCACCTACTCGTTATCGCCACCGCGTCATCGTTGGCATAGGTGTCGGGCACGAAAGAGAAGCGTCCTACGTAGTTGCTTCCAGTTGAGTAGCCGAATACCAACTCGTCGTTGTCTGAGGGGCGGAAGGTCGCCATACACGAAGCGGGGATGTTCCAAAGCGTCCACCAGCCATATCTCGTATCGAAGACCAGCATGTAGTTGTTGGTCGTTGAGGTTGATGTGTAAGCCAAATAGACACGTTCGTTTATCCAGTGCATCACGCAGTTTGTTATCTGAGACTGAAGCAGGGTGCCGCCCTGAAAGAACGGGCTGGCACCAGAAAAGAAAATCGGTTCTACGTTCTCCGAAACACGCTTGGCTTCTTGCCCCGTCGTTTGGTAAACGCCCTTGCGATCCATGAAATACACGCCGTCGCGCCCAGCGCACAATGCGCGAGAAGAAGCCAGCCCGATCCCGGTGTCGAATGTTCTAAATTGGAACTCTGGCTCACCCGCACCGTCTACCCCCTCGCCGTAGAAGACAAAGAACTTGGTCTGCTTGAAGACGAAGACGAGTTCTCTCCAGCCGATCACCCCCATGATCGGCTCGCCGTCGCCCGGTGAGAGGTGGACGTAATTGTTGTCCCCCCAAACCGTTGGGTCGCCTGCGTCTGAGAAGCGAACCGTATCTTGAGTGTTTGTCGCTGCCGCAAACCCGGTGGAGTTCTTATTCTCTGCTGCCACAAGCCGGTTAGAAGTCGTGTCCACGCTAACGAACTTTGCTTTCAGCCCTACGTCCGTGCCGCCCGCTGTCAATTCATAGTCGGGAACAGAAAACGTAGTTCCACTGAGCATCCTGACTTCATCTGTCCCGTTCGAGATAAAGAGGTCAGCGCCCCCTGGGGCCGCGTAAGCTGCGAAAAAGTTAGGCGAAGCGGTATTAGCAACCGAATCCTGAAGATTGTTTCTAACAGCCGTACCCGATGTATTCAGACTATGGATTGAAGCATTAGCACCAGAGTCCACTCCATTACCTACCACTAAATACCGAGTGCCCCCTGTGGTTGTGTAGGGGTGCATGGAGTCCGGTTGGTTGGTTAGCTCTGAGGCCGTGAGGTTGTCGTAGCCGTCCCGCTGTCTAACAGCGCCGTGGCGGGTGTGTTCTACGTTCAAAGCATCAACGGCTTCGTCCATCAACACCGCGTCGGCTTTATCGTGCAGATTCAAGCCGCGACCAAATCCGGGGAATTGAATTACCTGATAGCTGCCTAGGCCCATTCATGACTCGCAATACGATTGACTTGCTCTGGTTCTTGCAGGTTGCGCCCGAAAAACGCCCAGCCCATCTGTTCTAGGTCGGTGTTGTACTCAGCCCTTAGCGCGGAAACAGCCTCGTATTGGTCATTGTCCTTGTAAGCCTTAATTGCGGCACGGTCCACGATGAGGTCTTGGAAACGATCTGGTATGAGCGGTTCATCAGTGTCACTGTCAAGCTCATTTGGAACCTCTAGGTAGTAGATGGTGAACGTGGCTGTGTCTACGGGGTAGACGTTGAAGGTGTTAGAGGATGTGAGATACCAGTAACAAGCTGTTCCGGTGATGGTCAGGTCGTTGGAGATGTTCTGCTTTATCCAGTCCCGGTCGGCAGCGTGGAGTTCACTCTTGGTTGCAGCGTCATAGACCGAGAGGACCGAACCCAAATCCGTAATCGCCTGGGCATTGGTCTTGGTGGTGGAGGTTTCGAGGAACGGCCACGGGGCGTAGTTGCAGATTTCGGTATAGGCCTGATTTATCCAGCGGTCGAGCCTTGTTGAAGACACAAAGTCAAACCCGCGGGCTGCCACCTCTTGCCTTAACTCTGCCAAGGTCACGGTCGATCCTTCTCTTTCCAAAAGCGTTCTGCCCGAACATTAGAAATAGTGCAAGCAGCAACTCCATCACGAACAAAGCGTCCGTAACCGTCGGGCGTCAGAAATCGTTGCCAAACCCAACAATCCGTTAAGGGGTCAATGCGGTATTTATCTGTGGAAGCGACCCCGTTGTGCCCATGAACGAACCGATAATGCTCGCCCTTTTTGAGCCCATGTTTCTTGATGGCCTGCGGAGCGACGTTTGTTCTTTCCCCACACCCACATTTGCAGTAACCTTGTTCTTGCATCAGGACTGACCTCCTGGTGTCGCGCACCCGGCCCTCACACGGCGCGGGTGCAATTTCTTGAAGTTTAACGTCTGCGAGCGTCACAGCATGTGCTCCACGCCAGCTTCCTTGTGGGCCCGACGGGCTGCACTTGCCTTCTTAGGGGCGGAGCTTTGGCCGAGAATCACCTTGGCTGTTATCTCTGCCTCGTAGCGTAGTTCGTCTAGAACTGCCTGGCGGGTTTGGCGGTCAGCTTCACGCAGCGCCTTCTTGTGGTTATTGATCTTGTCTATCGCTCCGCTTTTCCACATATCCCGCTCGTTTAGGACGTTGATAATCCGATCTACAGAGGGCTCGATATACTCTCCGTTTGGACCTGCGATGGGCATGTAGGTGTGAGGGATGCCACCGTCATTTTGTCGTTCGACATGCCAGCGGCCAGGAGTCAAATCAGGCGCGATGGCACCTTCCCTTGCGAAGACGAGCGAGAGCCGGTCGTCCTTGGCCCGAAGAAAACGGTTCCCATAGACTGCGACCGCCTCCTGGCGATCTAGCTCTTCTTCTTGAACAATGCCTTGCGCGACCCCCGGAGGGAGGTAGAGCATCCTAGTAACCCTGAGCGGTCACTCGCAACACCACGCCGGTCTGATCTGCCGAGCTAGACGACTCTGCGCCAGAGGAGATGTGGGACTTCAAAAGCACCGAACCGTTTGTTTGTGGAATCAGAGCGACGTTGGCAAAATCATCGGCACCAGAAGCCGAAGTGCCAACCTCTACCTGCCCTGAATAAACGGCACTCAGGCCCAACTGAGCGGCTGTTACTGCCTTACCACCCGTGGTGTAGTCATCGTCCATCGTCACATCAGTGACGGTCTGTTTTTGCGCGCCAACCGTAGTGTGCGGCAACCCGCCTTGTAGGACTCTTGCAACGGATACAGCCATCGTGTTCCTTTCATGCAAAAGGGGGCCGCAATAAGCGACCCCCCGTTTACGGTTTCTACGTCAGTGCTTTCTCGGCCGCGAACGCCTGGCGACGGTCGGTACAGAGGTTTACACGCCAGGTGAGCTTTCCACCGTAGGAGTCTGTCCCCTGTATATGGTCCCATGCGTTCTTAGAACCCGTGATTGCGTTCTGCCAGTAGGGGTCCTTGCCCTGCGCGATGAAGATGTGCTTCCACAATCCCATGTAGAGGTCTTCGTCGTGGCAGTTGGGGTGGCCGATTACATCCTTGGAGCGCCACCTTGCGACTTCCTGATTTCCGGCTTCGATGCCTTTATCGTTGTTGTAGCGAACCTGCTGCTGAAGTAGCTCATAGAACTTCTGCTCCTGCTTTAGGCCCGTGAAAATCACATCAGCCTTCTTGCCGGTCTTTTGGTGAATCTTGCGGTCCATGTTCAAAAGAACAGCCAGGGTGAGAGCGGTGGGCGTTGAGGACTCATATGCCGCCTTCCAGCGCGGCTGTCCTGCGACCGTCAACCCAGCCAGTGTTGAAGACTGGGAAACGATGTTGCGGAATCCATTCCCCTCATTTGAGGTTGCACCGCTACGAGCGTTCTTGAACGACACGTAGTTGGATGTGGTCGTGGTGATCGACGTTGAAACCGTGATCGTGGGATCGGTCAGAGTTTCGTCAATCGCCGTAACAACCTCTCCGTCTACAAGGGAGGCTTCCGAGGAAGCCGTACCAATGTCTACTTCCATGCCCTCGTAAATCCACCCACGCTCAATGGCGTTGGTTCCACTTGTGTACTGCGCTGACGCAGTAGGAGTCAAGTGGACGATGTTTGAGGTCGTGGTCGTCCCTGCCCTTGCCAGGATTGCCTCTCCGTTTTGGAAACACTGACGGGAAATCTGGAAGCGAATGTCGTCCATCGCTCCGTCAAGCTCCGTCGTTGTCGCCTGGGCAATCGCCTTGGCATCACCTTCGGTGCTGTCAATGACGTCACCCTGGATGGCAACCTGGTAGTGGTGGTTGGCCTTTTTGTACTCTGCCTTGTCGGTTCCCTGGTTTCCTGCGTCGTTTAGGTTCCCGCCACCTTCAGGAAGGGGCGTGTACCCGCCGTTGCGGGAAGTGTGTAGGGGGACTCGGACTACCTCACCGTGGTCGTACTTCTTCGTGGTGAGGATTTTCTTCAGCATTTCATCGTCCGTGAAATACTGCTTTACCAGCGAGCCGGTATCGACCCGCCTCAAGACGGCGTTGTATGCCGCGAGCGTTGCGCTCATAGTTTCTCCTAATAGTTACTCCGCTGAGTCGATAGCCTCCTGTGCCGCTTGGATACGGGCTGCTTCGACTTCTTCGGGATTGTTGGGATCGAACTTAGGAGAACCTGCGCTACCCGATGTTGCCCTTGAAGCGTTCTTCTTAGAGTTGACTATGCGTTCATAGCCCGCCTGCTGTTCCTCAAGCCAGGCTTTGAATGTCTCCTGGGCGTCAGCACCGCCTAAGAGCACCTTCGCTCCTAGAAAGTCCACTGCCTTGTCAGAGAGTTCAATGCCTTCGGCTTCTTGGAACTTGGAGAGTTCTTCAAAAAAGCCCTCTCCTTGTTCTTGCCAGTAGGCGTCTTTCTCTTGTTCTTCTTGCTCTTGGGCTCTTTGAGTTTCGAAAGCTTCTAGCTTTTGGAGTGCGAGTTCGCCGGGGTCTTGGTATTCGGGTTCCTCCTCGTCGGGAAGAACGTAGTTGTGGCGATCTGCGAGTTCCATGAGAAGCTTCTTTTGCTCATCTGGATCGAATTGCAGTTTCTCCATGTAGTCCCGGTACTCGGAGAGTTCCTGTTGAGACTGGGTGTACTGCGCTTGTGTGTCTTTGAATCGTTGTTCCCAGTTCTCAGGAGTTTCGGTAGCGGGTGGTGAGGGAGTACCTTGGTCGGTGTCCTCTGTTTCGACCCCCGGAGTTTCCTCAGGGGCCAGCGTGCCGTCATCCGGCATATCTTCCTTTCGTTGAGCGAGTGCCTTGAGGCGAGTTCGCTAGTTACCGGGTGGCTAAAAGAGCCGAGTCCGGTTAAGTAAGAGCAGGCATTGAGGGGAGGGGCTTGTCCCCGTTGGGCGTTGGGCGGGCGGCGTTTTGCTCGCCCATGTTCTGTGCCATCTGTGCTTGTTGCATCTGGGCCTTTTGGGCCTTGCGTGCTTCGCCTTCTTCGAGTGCTGCGTAATACTGAAAGCAGGCAGCCTTCATGCCGTTGTCCAGCATGTCGAAGTCTGGGGTCTTCATGAAATCCTCGAAGACCTTCTTCTGGACGGGGATGTTGTCGAAGGGGCGCGGAAGCCAGCCGGGGGCTTCTACCATCGGGGTCATTTGGGGCCGGCCCTTCTCGTCAAGAATCGGCTGGGCGTCCGGACCTTCGATTGGTTCCATGATCGGAGTCTCTTGGCCGGTGAGGGGATCGGTGGTCATCCCTTCCCCTGGTGCTAGTGGGCGCTTGGATTCGTTGAACAGAACCTCTGGACCAAACTTGATTTTCTGGATGACTTCATGCGCCCTGCGAACGTCTTGCTCGTAAGACTCGATCAGCTTCTCACCCGAACCCTGATCCATCGCCGCCATTACCTGTTCAGGCGAGAAGGCACCGGGGAACATCTGGGTCAGGTTCATCAGTTCTTGCCTCACGCCGTCTTTGGTTCTTGGCTCAAGCGAAGCCGGTCTGACCGTCACATCGACCTGGGAATGAAGGTCAGCACCCTTGAAGGCGGAAAGAATCTCAGGGCCGTAGCGGCCTTGGATGGTGAGCAGTCTTTCCTCTGTGTAGTAGGTCTGGACGAGTAAGAGGCACCTTCTCATCAATGCTGAGTGGAACTGAGCGAGCTTGCTAATAAATGCCGCCCTTCTTTCCTGAATGGACTCAAACGCCTGTAGACCCTTCCCCGACTCAACCTGGGAAGGGGGTTCGTTTTGGGCGGCGATACGGTACATGTCGTCCACCGCCGCTTGTTTCATCTGCTCTAGCTCCGGGGGGATCGGCGGAACGGGAATGATCTGAATATCTGAGTTCCCGAACACCTTGTAAATCATCCCGGGGGCGTCGTTTCGCTTCGCCCCCTTCCAGACACCGTTTCGCATGATGAACTGCGGGTTGAGGCAGAGGTTCTTCCACTCCAACTGCTTTGCGATGCAGTCGTTGACCGTCCTCATCGGATCAATCAAGTGACGGGTAAGCCCTACGTCCGTATCGGAGTCGGGGTCCATCGCGTAAGAGAGCGGGACCAAAAGCGGTTCGTCTAGGACTTGTTTCTTTGAGTCAACGACGGGGTAGGCCTTCTCGTCTATGACCTTCCCCTGAACGATTACCAGCCAGGTGCCTTCGGAGTTTTGGATGGTGGGGCGTTCAAAGTAGTTCGTCACCAGACAAAGGTTTTCTGACTGCTTGGTGCGGTTAGTGTCCTTAAACCCTGCAGAAGCGTCGGCCTTCAACTTCAGGGGTGTCATGGCCTGGACTTCCTCTAAGGGCTTGGCCTGCTGAATCCCCATCCATGCAGACTGGGCGTACTTGACTCCCGGCTCCCAAAAGACTTCATTCGGCCCGTAGAGTTCAATGCAAATCTCGCCCTCTGCAATCCCCTGTTCGGGGTCGATCACCGTCCCCTTGGTGTTGTCGAAGTAAGGCCAGGCAAAACCCATGTCCTGGTTTAGCGCGAAACGGACTGTTTCCTCTGTCGCGTCCCTAAGGCCCCACTTATCGTAACCGTATCTAGCGACCTTCTCTGAGGTCTTGGCCGCGTAGTAGTCCATCGGTTCGGTGGTTGAGGCAGAGACTTCGTAGCCTGGAACCCTCTGAATGCTTCTGGAAACTTCGCGCTCGATAATGTCGAAGATGAAGTTCCTTGAGAGCCGGAAACGGTGTTGGGGCTTCTCGGGAGAGACAGTGGCTTGGTAGTTGACCCCGCCGTCTTGGTTTAGGTAGGCGAAGTGCTTTCCGCGCCAAAACTCCATACAGAGATTACGGGCCGGTGCTTCATCGCGCATCCTTTTGACGCCACGGGTTATTCGTCTTTGACGAGCTTCCGATAGTTCAGCCAAGCTTCTTTTCTAGGTTCTCAATGGCTTCGATGGAGTTGTTGAAGTCCTGGTCGTCTTCCCATTTCGTATTCAAAAGCCCGGAGTCATCGTCCATCGAAATAGCCACCGCTGCTTCGGGAGCTTGGATTCTGTTCAAAAGCGCCACCCGCTCTGCTTGGACTTCGGCGAGAATGGACTGACGTTCTATGGCTGCGTCCTGGTTCAGCCGCAAAAGCATGTAGCCGAAACCGACGTTGGCAATGATTGAAACACCAAGCAGAATCTCCATTACTTGACCACGTAGGCAGAAGCGGAGTAGACAATGGCCTGTGAGGTCGTGTGGGTCACTGAGAGTCTCCATGTTCTCGGGAGCGGAAGACCGGACATGTCCTTTGCCGTGGTGTCTGAGTCGATTGCTCCGGGATATAGGACGTAGACAAACTGCGCGGCTGCTCCTGTTGCATCTATCCCCGCAGAAGGCGTCCAGTACGCCTTCCAAGCACCTGAATCGAGAGCCTTGACCTGGATAACCGGAGTGATCGTCAGGGTACCACCAGCCACGGTGGTTACATCCACGACAACCACCACTCCCTTGCCGAACATGTTGCGTTGTTCTACGGAGTTGGTAGTAGCTGTCCTTGATGCACTCGCGAGGATTAGATCTTCTGTATTCACGGCGGCGCTCACGCGGCCACGCTTTCATGCCGTGGCTTGCGCGGTCTGCCGGGGCCGCGCTTTTGTTCAAAGCCCTGATTCTTGAGGGTGTCCACAGCATCGAGAACGGTGGTGGCTTGGTTTAGTTCTTCCTCCAGAGCCTGGACCGTGTTACGCAGGTTCTCAATCTCACTCTCGGCTGAGTCGAGTACGGGCTTCGGAACCATCCCTACTTCTCTGCCGATCTGCTCTGCAACGGGAACGTGAATGTAGAGGCGCGGGTTGATACCCACGCGCTCGCAGTTCAAGTAGACCCCTGTATCGAGAAAGGGACCAGTCGAGTCGTGCGAGATACAACACGTTCCGGGCTGGAACTCCCCACGTTCAACGACTTGCATTTAGCTTCTCCTTCGGAATGGTGATAGTCACAAACGACTCTCCCTCTGAGCAAACCCAGAAGGACTTGTCAAACGTGCGAGGTTCGTCCAACTCGATTTCCTTGCCGTCCTTGCGGTTGGCATAGAAAAGGGGGTCGCCTGAAACGAACCGAATCGTCTTGGGCAGTTTCTTTGTGGCCTTGATCTTGGTGTTGTCTGTGACTTTGAACCTGAGCATCAGTACGTGCAGAGAACGGGGATTTCGCCTGCTGTCGTAGGCGCTGTGACTGCGACGGGAGCAGAACCATCGGTCCAAGCTGAAGCATGTGTACCGCCTAGAACCGATACATCCCCGGCCAGACCCGTGGTGCCGTTTTGGACCTGCAAACGACAGGTGGTACCCGCCGCAGTAATGCCAGCAAAGTAGCGGCCAGGGACCACAACTTCATACGCAGCGGTAAAAGCGAGCGATGTGTATTCATTCGCCGTTCCGCATACCGCTCCGGTAATTGCAGACCACACCAAGGGGTTACCTTTGTAGTCATACAGCGCAACGAGAACGTCGTCTGTTCCACCGGTTCCTCCTGCGAGGTAGCGGATACCCGTGAGCGTGCAGCGTTCAAGAATGTCCACCTGCCCCAAGAAGGCCGTCCCGGCCGTAGGGGTAGCCGATGCCCCGCCGCCTGCTGCCGCGTCATCTAACGGAGTGTTCCCTACCCACCAGCGAGTAGGAGCGTTGGGCTTTAGCTTGGGAATGAAGATTTCGTTAGTTGATACCGGGATCGAAGTAGAGGCAATCCCCCACGCCGGTCCCTTGACCGGCCGCGAAGCACCAGCGGCAATCGAGTAGGAGCTGGAAGCCGCACTAACTGTCGGACCTCCGACGTACAGAGTCCCTGTGGTTGCACCGTTGGTTATAACGGCTGCTTGTTCTGACCCGACGAGATTGATTGGCCTGCTTGTGTCGCATTTCATATAGCTAGGCATGGTTCTCCTTCGTTGCCCTATTGGTATAGGGGTTACGGATTAATAGACGTAACAGAACGGCCCTACGTCGGCTGTCTGCGTGGTCGGGAGCGTTACCGCTGCAACTGTCCCGAAGGTCTGCGTCGATACGCTCCCAGCAAGAGCGGCTTGGCTTAGACCAAGCAGTCCGGTTGGGATTGCGTTGAAACGATCTGTCGTTCCATTGGCGTACAAACCAACCCAGTAGGTCTCCGGTCCTTTTGCTGCGTAGGTAGTGGTAAACGCAATCTGCTGAAAAGCGTCTGCTCCAGAAGTTGTAGTTCCCGCTGTTGCTGTATTAGCAACTGGCGTTCCCGATGAATTGAACAGAGCATAAATCCACTTGTCCGTACCGACCGTCGCTCCGTTGAAGATTGCCGCCCCCGTCAACGTGCAGTTGAAGGGAATGAGAATCTGTGACAGATAAACAACCGTGATCGACGGAGTGGCGTTCGTCCCGTCCGTTGACGCTTGAACCGTCGGGGTGCTGAAGAACCGAGTCATCGGAGCGGTTTGAGCAACTCCGCCGGTCAGTGTCGTAGCCCCTGTGACAGCCAACGTCGTGCCAACGGTCGCTGCGTTCGTAGCAGCGAGGGTTCCGGTTGACGTTACCCCGCCCGTGGCGATAATCGCGTCATCGGTCGTGAGGGTGTCTGCCGCCGAGCGGTAAAGCGTGGCGGGAGTTGCACCTGTACCGAAGGTGATTCCCTTAGCAGCCGTTGTCGGGGTTGCGCCACCGACCACGATGCCTCCGGCGGGGGAAGTAACACCTGTAATGCCAAGTGTTTCGCCAACCGTCGCAAGACCTGTGACTGCGAGATCATCGGTGATCGTTACGTCGTCTGAGACAACCAGATCGTCGGTGACAGTTACGTCTTGGAACGTAATGCCTTCGAGGTACTCAATCGTCAAACGGGTGTTGATCGATGGGATGACCCACTGACCCGTAGTGAAAGTGGCCGAAGTTCCCAACGTCAGGTTGCCGTCGTTTGAGGACGCGCTTACGTCGGAGGTCGTTTTGTAGTAAAGCGTTGAGTTGGTGGAATTGGTGATCTTGAGCTGACGTAGCGAGTCAGCGCTGAAGAAGACCGCTTTGGTGGTATCTAGTGTTACGAAATCTGACATTGGGTTCTTTCTTTAGAAGGGTTCCGTCCGAGCACTATCCGTTTGTTGGTTCCGTCCGTTATGACATGGCCCCCATTGGCCCTACCTCCTGGTAGAACCGTTCTTCTTTGTAGGGAACCTGGAAGCCGTAAGTAGATTGCTTTCTGCGCTTTTTGAAATCCGGCTCGACGCCCCAAAAGCGTTCTGCGCAGGTGTACCTAATGCAATCTGGGCCGTGGTCGTCCTTTTTAACCGGGACGATCTTTCGCCCTGATGGGGTGTCTATTTCGTGGTAGCGGTATCGCTTTAGTTCCCACAAAAGTTTTGAGCAGTCTTCGGAAACGAGCAAGGCAGGCGGATCAGACTGAAGCCTTCGCTTTATCTGGAAGATGCCGGGGTCTACGTCGTTGTGTGCATAGATGGGGAATATGTCGTGCTGGAAAAAGACCTGATCTATGCCAACCATGTCTGTAGAGCTAGTCGCCTGGCTTCTGTTTTGGCTTGTGGGGTCGATGATGTAGTACGGATCTTTGATCTTCCACATGTGGTTCATGGTTTTGATCTGTTGCGTAATCGTTTCGATGTTCGTGTTTTCTGTGTAAAGCTCATCGAAGACCAGAGCGATGTTGTCTGAGTCGAAGCAAGTCCATGTGACCGCAGTCATTGTTAGGCCGGGGTCGATGCAAATAATTACGTCTTGGCTATTAACGTGTTCTGGGTCCGGCGTTTGAACTACATGAAGGTCGTAGTCGAACTCGGGGTAGACCTTTCCCTTGAGGTAGACGAACTCACCTGACTTCCTAGCAGCGCGTTCTTCCTTGGAAAGCCCATCCAGAACAATCTGCTTGGCATTTTCGGTGAGAGTGGGGTTGTCGTCCATGTCAACCTGGATGCCGAAGTAGTTCGGCTCCCCGCGCTTTTCCCAAACCTCATCGCCGGTCCAAGTGATTCCTTCGGTGGGAGTCATGGTGAACATGACTTGACCCTCTCTTACGGCTACACGAGCTTTGTTCTCGATGTAGAGCTTGCGACCGTGATCGCCAGGCGGTTCTTCATCGAAGTGAACCCTGTCACCCGTCCAACCGGCGTGTTTGGAAACGTCCTGGTCCCCCGAGAGAAACTGAATATAGGAATCGTTTTCAAAGTGAAGTGTGTAGTCAGAACGGGAGTAGGCCGACTCCCATCTTCCCCCTTTGAGTTGGTGCCTTGGCACCCAGTCTCTGACTTTTTCTTGGAACTGATCGAGGGTGTGTCCGAAGGAGGGTGTTACAACGCGGCACTTAAAAGGTGGCTGCCAATACTTGAAGGGCTTGAGGTGTTCGGGGATGGCATCTTCGTCACAACATTGGATGATGTCGTCAACGATCCCGCCAAGCGTCTTGCCGCTCTGCGTACCCCCGGCAAACATCTTGAATGCAATCCGCCCTGCCTCGTAAAAGGTGGCTTGTTTTTTATGCGGTTCGAAAAAATGGAGCGGGTTGTCTTCGTAGATTGCATTGAGCTGGGCTAGTTCTTGTTGGGCGGCAACGTCTTTGGGATTCTCTTCGATGTAGTGCTCTAGAGCTTCAAGCTCGCAAGCGGTGAGGCTAGCGGCCAGTTAACTCCCGTGCCTTTGGTACGAGGGGGTTGTGTTTGGACGCTTTCCAGAGCGGGCTTGGGTTAGTCCAGAGCGGGCTTGGGTTAGTCCAAGGCCTTCTTGGTTTAGTCCAAGGTCTTTGAGGAGTTTCTTGGTTCGTCTCATGTGTTTGAAGCGGTGGGGTGGGTCGGGTGGTCGCATTGTTCCTTTCAGATGAAGACACCACCTACCCCCGCAGGACGTACATTTTCGAACCTCTATTGGCTCAGCGAGTTAGAAGGAGGCCGCTGAAAGGGTGGTGGTGCCTAGCCCCGGCTTTTGACTTTCTCTCTCGCGTGAGAGTCCATCAAGACCAGGGGCCGTTTGTTGGCTAGGGGCCGTTTGTTGGCTAGTAGCCGTTTGTTGGCTAGTAGCCGCCCTAGAGAACGCCTGGGGCGTCCTAGTACCGGCCTGGGGCGTCCTAGTACCGCGTATCTACCTGTTGGCGAGGTCTTCGATCAGACCCATGCGGCGTTCAAGGTTTTGGACTTGCTTTTCCAGCTTGAGCATGGCGTGGAGGTCAACTTCAGCTTGTGCGTTCTCGTTGATCTCAGCTTGTGCGTTCTTTTCCAGCTTGAGCATGTCGTTGAAGATGACCTTGCGGATGTACCCAGACACGGACTGGCCCTCAGCCTCTTGGCCCTCAGCCTCTTGGCGAAGCCACGCAAGCTCGGATTCTGTGAAGTAGATCGAGGTCTTGGGCATAGCAGCACTATACCGCATATGTACCGAGAACATACCGCAAGCCCCTTTTAGGGCTGGGTCCGTTTCGGGGCTTCGGAACCCTTTCTGGGGATTTGCGTGTGCCCTGACCTATATACATATACACCCACGCCGGCGGCCGCCCACACTCCCGCCTCCCGTGGCCTGACCCTGATCGCCTGCCTCTGCCTGCTGCATTCGGGGATTACAGGCCTGCCTGGCCTCTCACACTGCGCTTGCACAAGCCTAATGTGCAGAGTATGGGGTGATGATTGGGGTGATAGCTATGTACGTACACATGTAGGCGTACACATGTAGGCGTACGCATGTAGGCATGGTGCCTGCTGCCTGTGCCCATGCGCCTGCGCGCCTGTGCCCATGCGCCTGTGCCCATGCGCCTGTACCCATGCGCCTGTGCCTGTGCGCCTGCGCCTGTTTAAGAAGGCGCTTGCGTGATGCGGACCTGTCTATCTATCACGCCACCTATCTATCACGCCATCTATCACGCAACGCTACCTGTCTATCAATCACGCAACGCACGCACCTACCTACCTATCACGCACTCACTCACGCCACCTATCACGCAACGCACGCAACGCACGCAACGCTACCTACCTATCAATCACGCCATCTATCTATCACTCACGCAACGCAATCACGCCACTGCCTCTATGGCTGTCTATGCCTACATACAGGGAAACCAGCACTGAAAGCTACTTATCGGGCGATTGTACGGCGTTCTGAGGTGCCTGTAAAAAGTCATTGGGGCAATCCTTCATCCTTCACACTCTCTGGCGCATGGGAAAGCCTCTTACGCAGACTCTCTACTAATTCCTTAGGACTGACTTGTACGTTGATACTTGTCGGGCGACTATCTGCCAATGCCGTCTTGTCATAAGCAATCCCGCCTATCGTCGCCATCCTCAATCCGCCGCCTGCTGGGTCCTTAATCTCCTTGGCTTCCAGCTTGGTCCGGTATTCATCTACTGATTCAGAAGCGGCCTTAAAAGCATTGAGAGTCAGCTCTCTCGATTCAGTAGTAGTGCGGGCGATTGTCTGCCCTGCGAGTCTCTGGGCTATGCCGGTGTAGACGTCTGGGTACTTGGCTTTCCAATCAAAGAGGGTTGAGGTCGGGATGTCTAGTTCCGCACTGGCCCTGGTAAAGCTGCCGCCAAAGTGGGCTAGGCAGGTCAGAGCTTCGAGTGTTTCCGTTCCGGGCTGATTTGCCTGCTTGCGCTCAAGCTCTGCGGGCATTCCGTTCCTGTCGGTTGAAATTATTCTCTTGCAATTCCTACTGCGCGAGTCAGTAGTTTCCCGCAGACATTCCGCGACTTGCCCACTTTGTCTTGACTCTCGTCGGGCGTGCTAGTACGCTCGCATCGCGACTAGCAATTGGGCTCGGCCTAACGCTCGGCCCCACAAGAAAGGCGACAATATGACACTTCTTTTCACACTTGCGCTAGGTGGCGCTGGCGGTCCCGCGTTAGTCGCTTTTCTCGGGACCGCCAGCGGCATCTAGTCACAGTCGACGTCGAATCAGTCTGCAAGCTGACTCGGCTCTACATAGAGAAGGGTGATTTTCATGTCCGATAAACAAGTCAAGAGTCCGCGTATGCGCGACAACGGAGGAGCGGTCGCGGAAGCACCTGCCGATCCGCGCGCCTACGCAGGACGCCTACCTGATGGCGAACGCTTGCCGCCGGCATCGGTTCGACCTGGGCCAGGATTCGAGACCGTGCCAGCACCCGATCCAAAACATGAGCAGGATCGGCTAGTCGACGACTCGGGCGAGCAGGTCAAAGGGCAGATAGGGCTCGATACCGACTAGACACGGCGAAACGGCTGCGTATGCAGCCGTCTGCGGGCTCTGTACCGGCAACCCGTACTGATGTGTCCACCGGATTGAAAGGATGAACAAGCATGGGCGAACACGTAACATTCAACGGCGAGGACATCAAGATCGGTACGTGCGAGGATCTCTACTACCTGCGCGCGGATCAACAACACCTAGTCAACCTGGGCGGCTACAACCTCGAAGTCATGCGGTTTCGGTTTCCGTGGCCGCAAGAGGACAGCATCGAGCCGGGACGCTTCGAGGATTACAACCGCGGCATGTACCTGCACGGCATCGAAGTGCCGGCCGAGGTCTATCATTACTCGGTGCAGTTCGTGGCGCAGAGCGCGGGCTACCTTGTGAGCCTGCCCTGCCCGGAGGCCGGCGAGGCTAGCCACGGGTTGAGGGTCGCGCGCAACGGATTCTCTGGCTCGGTCAAGCTAGTGCAGCAGGGCTACCGCAACGGCCACCTAGCGATTATCTGCCAGTGTGGCGGCTGCGGCGCGACCTACAACCTGCCGGCGATCGAGGACGCGCGACCGGTGATTGAGGCTATCCAGTGGGAGGCGGACGACCAGCGCAGAACGGCCGAGCGGCACGACACTCCGGGAAACGCCGAGATCGCGGGCACCTACGAAGATATCATCGGGCGGATCGAGGCAGGATACGCGCAGCAGCTCGCCGCAGTCTGAACAACCCGCAAACCGCGAAGCTACCGAATGGCAGACCACAGTCGCGAGGTTGCCGAGCCTATGACGCAGGACCTATCAAAGCGTCCACTAGATCAACTAGAAGCGGGTATACATGAAGTGGCTACGGAAACGTAAATGTCGTCGAGAGGGGCACCAGTGGTCTAAGTGGACTTCGCTGATGGATATGGACGCTGAGGGCAACTTGATCGGAAGCGGAACCATAATGTGGTTCTGCGACTGCTGCGGGATCAGTTCTGAAACCGACCCTTCGGGACGAACGGTATGCGCTGCTCGTTTCGAGCTGAGCCTTAGACGTTGGGCTTCGCTCCGGTCCAATCTCGACGCTTGCAAGCGCCGCTACTGGAGCGTGAGCATTGGCCACAAGAACTGGACCTGGCGGCGCTTGGACGGAGGGTGGAAGCTGGAGAAATGGACATTTCGACCGAGGAGGGGTCCTACACAGTGAGCGAGCTCAGTAGGGCCGGGTGCGTTCTCAGGCCTAGGAAGCCGCTCAGCGTCTCGGCTTCCCTGATATTCGAGGTATTCGACCAGTTTCGGCGCGTAGCCTTGGCAGCGGCACTCCAAGCGCATGCACGGATCTTCGCAGTCGTGGCCGGGATGCTCGGCGGGGCGATGGCCGCAGACCGCGCAGTCGGGCTCAGTCGCCATCCGCTAACCCTTCGAGGAAGCCGGGAGGCGGAGCGGCTTCTTTCTCGGTTTTCCTGTGCGCGTGCGTCGATGGGAACTCGGCCGGCGGGAGGTTGCGGACCATGCGATGTAGGCGTTCAAGGGCGCGCGTGAACTTGTCGAACTCGGTAGCGGCGACATTCTCAAAAATCATAGAAATGCATAGGGCAACCTATAGACATGGGCAAAAAGCCCACCACAATGGGAAATCGTGGTATTTCCAAAAAGCCCTTTCGAACCATAGAAATGGACCATAGGGTTCTTAGAGGCCTTGAAAGAAGCTAGTGAGGGTGGAGCTACCCAGAAGGTAATTGGGGCGGCTCTGGGCGTTTCCAAACAGCGAGTGTCTCAACTCTTGGGCGAGACTTCTGACCGCCGGGCGTAGAAGCCGAGTAAAACGTTATCTAATTCTAAGACGCCCAACCCAAATAGTCAAGCGGCGTTATCGCGGTAACGCTGATTCCTTGCTCGACGGACTAACTGCTGAGCGGTGGGAGGGGAGCCTGTCTTTGGTGTGAGACCCATTCTGCGGTTGCGCGCTTCGATGAATCCGATCGCGCGTTTGAGTAGTGGAAGCCCGCCGCCTGGTCTATGTGTCAGTTTCTCTCTCGCGGCTAGGGCTTCAAGTGTTAGATCGCCTTTGGTGTCAAAGACGTACTGTGCCCACTCTCGCCATTCCTGTGGCGGTGAGGGACGTCTTGTCTTTATCTCGGCTATCTGCACTTGGGCGACTTGTAGGAGGGTCTCGAGGTCCTTCTGTGGCTTGTCCTTCTTGGTGGCATTAGCTATGACGAGAATGCCCGACATTCGCTTTAAAAGAAACTCACGATCGGTCGAGACAACCGGCTTGCCGCCTCCCTCGTACCTAGTCACCCACTTGTTGAGCGCCCGCATGATCCGGTCATAGACACTTTCGCCGGTTCCCTTCGGCTCAATCGTCTCTGTCTTCGTCGCAGCCTTACGAATCTCTTGGGCTGCTCGGGCGGTTGGAGCTTCTGAGATTAGTTCTGCTTTGAATAAGAGAGTTCTGGTTTGGGTTAAGAGGTTAGGATTCGACAATACGATCAATCTCACAAAGTGTCTCGTCAAAGGTTTCTGAAAACTCCCAAACAAGTCCGGCGATTTCGTCGGCTTCCTCATTTTGTTCTCTGGGAATCCATTTGTAGTCGACGTGTCTGAAGCGTTTGGCTTTCTCCCATGCTTCACCAAGAGCCTTTGAATCCACGGCGATTGTCTTGCCGTTGACGCGAGCCAACGCACCACACGATGCAAGCTCGCCTTTCATCCCACCATCAAAGTGCAACACCAACACCTTGCCTCCTTCACGCCTAAGGGCAGCCACCCCAAAGCGCGGGTTAGTTGTAACTAAGTATTGATACTCATGCGCCAGACTGGACACGGCTCCCACAACCACACAACAGATTCAGCGCCTTTCCTAACTTCAGGTGGCAGTCCACATCTCTGTCAAGCGGAGAACGCTCCTGTCAGTACAACTCGACTGCCCTTTGCGTTTTTCCTCGCTCGGCCAGCCTGACGTTTCAGAGAATTGTCGAGTCGGTAAAAGTCATCGCGACGATGCAAGCATAAGCACCCGACACCAGAACGGGAACACCCCGCAAATTGCGGGATATTTGTTTGTAACTGACTTGAGGGTCAGCGACTCACGGAGGGGGAGCTACAAACCCCAGGAGGAACTTGTAAGCCAGCGCCAAAGGCTGGGTGAGCTTTTCGCCCAATTTGCGGTGTAGTTGTGTTAGTGCTCAAGTTCTACCCTTGACGGACGATAGGGATAGGGCTATAACACTAAAACGCCATGAAACTTCCGGTAACACAACCCACATACCCGTATCTGAGTTTGAGCAAATGACCATTGCAGTCGCATTTCTCCTGATTCTCATCCTGGCTTTCTGTGCCTGGAAGCGGATTCCTTTGGGCGGGGGGGTGCGAAGGTGGAGGTAAAGAGCGCCATGGAGATGAAGCGCCGTCCCAAGGGTCGCCAGAACCGCCAATGCAACAACGACGGCTGCCGTCGTGCGGCAAGGGCCTACTGCCTAATCCTTAGCTGGGACGCAGGCATTTACTGCACGATCTGTACCGCTGAGATGAAAGAAGTCTGGGACGGATCGCTTACTGGTTGGGCCTTGTTTTGTCAGGAGGCCGCATGAAGCACTCGCTTAACCGTGTTGTAGTCACCGGCACCCTTACGGCCGACCCCGAGATGCTGAAGAAAAAGTGTCTGTGGTTTCCCCTCTTAGTGGGTGATGTCGTCTTGAACATCTTCGTTTGGGGTGAGAGGCGCATCTCACACTTGGACGCCTTGGTAGAGGACTTCGCTGTTGCTATTGACGGACAGGTAATCCCGTCGGGGATCAAAGCTGAGTCGATTCAGTTCCTCACAGAGAGGAACGCATGACGCCAGAGGGGGAAGCCCCGGTGGTTGGAGCCGGGGATAAAGGGGTGGCGTTCCAGCCGTCCTCAAGCCCCGACCCCTCTGGCGAGAGCTACGTCTGCCCCAACACCGAGTGCGACGGCGCAGACGGCGAGGTCGTTGAGTGCGCCGTCCACTACATCCCTCGTCGCTGGTCAGGCAGTCCGACTTGTCCTGACTGCGGAACGAAGGGTGACGTTGAGTGAACACCGACGAGATGAAAGTGCGTTTGAGGCTCTATGACCCATCCAAACGTCGCATACGCATTACCGGCCTCCAAGAAACCAAAGCCGTTCAAAAAACTTCCGTTCAACCAACTGACAAAGAACATTCCCTGGAACAACTACCAGGCACAGAAAGGAACCATGTACACCATTGAGGCAAGATCAAAGGCATTGGATACGACAGACCGAGAAGGTCGTCAGCTCGTATCAAAGCAAGACGGCTCCCCTCAGGTTCGCTTGGGAGTGAAGTTCCAAGAACTAGGGGACCAGTGGTTCAGCATCTACGCGCCGGTAGGTGATCCGCTCATCTTGCGCATAACCAAGGGCGACAAGCTCACCGGCCAACTCAGCGGACGTACCTTCTACTTAAACGGGGTAGAGAGCGGAGGCCAGCCACCTAGCCAGCCTGTCCAAACTACCCCCACCACTCAGGCTCCCGCCCAAGCGCCGGCCGACAGGTCGTTTAGCGACGATGAACGCCAACGGCTAATCGTCATTCAGAACACGACGCGCTCCGCGGCGATCATGGCAGCAGCAGGACGTATCTCGGACATCGAAGTCGATCATGTAGGCGCTCGCTTGGCCGACGCAGCTATTGCATATGCAAAGGGCAACGCCCTGAGCGCAGACGATGGAGTGCCGTTCTGATGCAACTGGCACTCAAACCCCAAGCGCGTAGAAGCGACCCCTGGACTGCTAAGGAAGCCGCCAGGTCGGTACGCAACCTGACCAACAAGCAAACCGCAGTCCTGTCGGTCCTCAAAGGTTTCGATGAGATGACAGACGTTGAGTTAGTCAAGCAGTACCAGTTCATCTACGGAACGATCATCCCGCAGTCTGATTCAGGCATTCGTACCCGCCGGGCGGAACTCGTAAAGAAGGGGCTTGTCAAAGACACCGGCAAGACCGCCACCCTCCCCAGCAACCGGAGGGCGATTCTATGGCGCGCAGTGTAAGCACCATTCACGAACTACCTTCGGGACTGACGGTTGAGTTCTACAAGAACCCACGCCATGAGTATTACTTCCCGCCTGATCCGGTGAAGGTGGATTCCATTTCAACGATTGTCGATGCAGCGAATGACGGTTCTCTGTTTGGAGTGGCGTCCTGGTACGGCCAGAAGGTAGGGGCGAGAGGCGTAAAGCAACTCGCAAGGCTTGAGCGTGACACGCCCGAGGATTTCTTTATGTGGCTCATCAAAGCCGATGACGACAAACTGCAAAAGGCCCTGACGGCTTCAAAGCTAACGGTCAACCACAACCGCGAATCGGCTGCCAACAGAGGTACAGCTATTCACGACATAGCCGAGCGTTATGTCAAAGAGGGGAAGTTCCCCGAGGTCACAGTCCCGGCCGAACACATGGGCTATGTACGTGCGCTAAAGAAATGGGTCAAGTTCGCCAAGCCCAAGTTCACCCACTCGGAAATAGTTGTGGCCTCTAAGGAGCATCGCTTCGCCGGGACCTTCGACGGACTTTGCACGATTGACGGTAAGCGTTGCCTGATCGACTACAAGACCTCTAAGAAGGGGGTGGTCTACACCAAAGCCCACCTACAAGCCGCGGGGTATGAACTCGCCCTGTACGAGAGCTACGGCATCGAGATAGATGAGAAGTGGATTATCGGCCTAGATATGAAGGGCGAGCCACATCCCGTCCAAGGCAGCGCAACCCCTGGCGACTTTCTCGCAACCCTTGACCTTCACAACCGGCTCAAAGAACTGGAGTCAAGGACGCAGAAGGTGGCAGCATGACACGGTTTGCTAACGAGGCCGTCGTGAGAGACACCGAAGGCCCTTACGTCCAGCTTGAGTTCAATGACGTTCGCTTTGACGAGTCGAATCCCGAAGACATTCTCTCTTTCGAGACAGTGATGCTCTTGGAGCTTCCCACCAACGTCGGGCGGATGCTGCTCTCACAGCTAAACGACTTCTACTCTCTTGAAGTGGCGTGAAGAACTTGAATCCCAAGATGATCGTCGCTTGGCTTCGCCCCTACATGGATGGAAAGACTTACTGCAACGGAAAGCGCATGGACGAGACCGCCCAGCGTTGGTATCACCGTCGCCGCGCTAACGCTACGGCCACGCTTGAGAGCTTTGATCGGTTTTGCACGACTCACGACTTGCACATGGGCGAGTTCTTCCGCAGCTACAAGAAACCTTGGATGAGCCGGATGCACAGATGAAGACTGACCCAGGCTCCATCGCCCAAACCCTTGCAGACATAGACACAGACCTTGCCGACCGCATGAACGACATTGAGTCAAGCGCACGTTCTTACTTCAGGGCAAAGCGTGACTACGAATACGAGTTCGCCCAAGAACGTCTACGGTTCAAAATGTCTTCAGAGAAGCTGACCCAAACAGACCTAGACAACAAGACAGTAGTGGAGCTTTACAACAAGGAGTCCTACAAGACCCTCGTAGTAGCCGAGTCCGATTACGAAGCCGCTAAGGCTGCGATCAGGGTGTTAGAGACAAGAGTAGGAATCGGTCAATCCCTCTTACGGATGCAGAGAGAATTGTGAAGAAGTCACGCACCAAAGGAGCTAGCGGCGAACGCGAAGCTGCGGACCTTATTCGCTCCATTACCGGCACCAAGTTACGCAGGACACCATTGTCGGGAGGCATGGAATTCAAAGGTGACGTACAAACGCTTGAGGACGGCATCGTTCGCGACCATCACATCGAAATCAAGCGCGTCGAGGCTTTGAACCTGCCTAAGGCTTGGCGGCAGGCTTGCGATGACTGCCCTCCAAGCAAGACGGCGATAGTCATGCACCGTCGCAATAACACTGAATGGATGGTGACGGTTCGCGCCGCTGACTATTGGGGCTACCTAGCTGAGCTTGAAGAACTACGCAGTTTAAAGGTCGCAGCGTGAGCAAGGCCAAAAAGAAAACAAACCCCTGATATTTACACAGCAGGAGAGACAAAGTGATTGAAATTAAGAACAGGTTTGACAGAAGTGTTCTTTACACAGCCGAGAATGCACAGGATGTTCGAGCAGCGGTTCAGGAGGCGGCACGGGCAAACGCCGACCTCCGCTCCGCCGACCTCCGCTCCGCCGACCTCAGCTCCGCCGACCTCAGCTCCGCCGACCTCAGCTCCGCCGACTTCAGCTCCGCCGACCTCAGCTCCGCCGACCTCAGCTCCGCCGACTTCAGCTACGCCGACCTCCGCTCCGCCGACCTCCGCTCCGCCAACCTCCGCTCCGCCGACCTCTGCTACGCCGACCTCTGCTACGCCGACCTCCGCTCCGCCGACCTCAGCTCCGCCGACCTCAGCTCCGCCAACCTCCGCTACGCCGACCTCCGCTCCGCCGACCCCAGCTCC